TTATAAAAGCAAAAGATTCTGGATTAATAACAGAAGCTGAGGCAAAAAGATTGAGTGCTAATTTATTAAACTAAAAGATTATGAGTACTAAATTGACATTACAGGAAATAAATAAACAGCTTGATAAAAAAGATTTAGACCCGTCTTTAAAAAAGTCGTTAGAGGATAAAAAAGATATTATATCAAGCGGTAAAACAGTAAACAAATGACATTAAAAGAAATTCTTGCCGACAAGGAATTAGCAATGCATAAAAAGAAATCAGAAATACAAAAAACTGATTATTCAAATGTATTATTAGATTCTGCTCAAAAAGCTTTTAACTCTGGAATCCAAAAATTAGAAGTTTTGGTTTATGAAGCTGTAATAAAAAAAGAGCGTAATGAGGAAATGTTTAAAAACTATCTTAATGGATGGGTTTTAAATCATTCAGTTGGGATGCGTTATTTGAAATTGCTTTTTTGTTACGATAGCAAAGAACTTGAATATATCCAGAACAAAGAAAATTTCGATAAGTATTACGATGCTATTTTAAATAAAGACGATGTTCAGGAGTATTTTTGGGCTATTTTAGAAGCAAAAAACATTGAAGCTTCTGCAGTAGTTAAAGGCTCAAATTTCTTAACTCCTGTATTATCCTTTGAGTTAATCGATGAAAATACAGCAAGAATAAAACTAGCTATTTCTCCGAGTAATGTATTAGATTCTCATAAAGATGTGCATATTCCAAATTTATGGAAAAAATCATTAAGCGAAAACAAATATGATTTACTTTTGCAGGAGCATCAAATGGATTTTGACAAAGTAATTACAGATTCAATATCAGGAGAATTAAAAGTTTATACTGAAATGATAAGCGTAAAAGAATTAATGTCTAAATTTCAGACATCAAAAGAGTATAACGGAGCCGAAGAAATCACTCCCAAACAACAAGAGCCGTCAAAAGACACTCAAACGACAAACAAAAGACGTAGAAATTAATTAAACACAAGTATTATGCCGTTTATTAAAAAAACACAAGAAGAAATTGACAAATTAACGCCAGCGGAAGCAGATGCGTATTTTGCTCAAAAAGAGGCTCACGAAGCAGATGTTCAGCAAAAAGCATTAGACGCTTTGGCTGAAAAAATGCAAAAAGAGTTTAAAGGCGATTTAGACAAAGCAAACAAAGCTGTTTCTGATATGCAGGAAATCATTAACACAATGAAAGAAACTGCAGACGGTCAAAAAGCAATTGCAAAAGGAACTTTTGTTACATTCGTTGAGAAAAATATCGAAGAGTACACAAAAAACCCTGAGAACAAGCATTACGGTTCTGCTACGGTTATTAAAGTCGCAGCGTTAATGACAACTGCAAATGTTACTCCTAACGTTGCTGGCGGTTTTTCTCCATTGTTCGGAAATTATATTGATACAGAAATTGGACATGTGCCAAAACCTGAGAACATTATTTTGCCGTTGGTTACTGTTAAAACACAACCGGGTACTGAGAATATTTGGACTTCTGACCGTATTAACGAAGAGGGAGACGCTGAATTTATCGCAGAGGGAGCTTTGAAGCCGTTGGCTGACGCTGAATGGACAAGTACAAAACACCCTATTAAAGAGGTTGCTGTACGTTGGAAATTCACAAAACGTTTAATGATGCATGCCCCTGCTATTGTCCAGGATTTTCAAGAACATGCAAGAGAATTGGTAGACCAAAAAATTGACGACCAATTATTAGATGGTGACGGACTAACTAATAATCTTTCAGGATTAGAAACTTTAGCTTCTGCTTTTATAGTTCCTGCTGGACTTGCTGGATACTACCTAATGCCTAACATTTACGATGTTATCATGGCAATGGCTACCCGTATTCGTTTAAGCAACTTCAAGGGTCAAATCACAGCGGTATTAAATACTGTTTGGATGGCTAAAATGGCAGGGATTAAAGATTTAGAGGGTAGATACATTGTAGCTCCTTTCGTTTCTCCTGACGGAACAAAAGTAGGCTCTGTAGAAATTAAATTTTCTAACAAAATCGGAGACGATGCAATTTTAATCGGGGATTTGAAAAAATTCAATGTTGTTTTTGCTGAGGATATTATGTATGATGAGGGTTACGAAAATGATGATTTCTCTAAAAACTTAGTTTCTCGTAAACTTGAAGCGTTTTTAGGAACATACATAAAAGCGTCAGATGCTGGATCAATTTTGATTGCAGATATTTCAGATGTTCAGGACGATTTAGTAATAGTACCAACACCTTAATTAAATAAAAATGACTAAAGTAGAAAAAAAAGCAGAAGACCAAAACGAAAACGGCACAAACTTCGATGCAAAAAAAATGATCGAAGATAACACTGAGAAAGGCACAAAAATTAAATATGCTGACCGTGTAGCTGTTAGACTGTTGAAAGATACAGTTTACCAAAAAGCAGGGAAAGTGTATTCGCCTCACAGAGTTAAAGCAGAAGCTTTGGTAAAACAGGAAATTGCAGAATACGTAAAATAAACTAAGAAGAAATGTATATAATAGACAGCACTTATTTTCAGGCTCCTAAAAGAGAGATCCCTAATTTGATTGAGGCAGATAGTAAATCATTCGCTGAACTTGAATTATTGATTGATGAAAAGTGCCGTCTATTATTACTTAGTTTTTTAACTAAAGAGCAAGTTACCGAATTAGAAAGTTATTTGGCTTATGGTTTGTTGCCTGTTCCGCCAACTGGAGTTCCTGCAAAATGGGTTCAGTTGATTAACGGGACAACTTACGTTAAGAACGATGTTACTCTTATTTGGAATGGTTTGATTTATTCTAAAGGGACTTACAAGGGATCGTTATTAGCTGACTACGTTTACTATTATTGGCTAACAGAAAACGTTAGTTATATGACAGGAGTTGGTGACGCTAAGGCAAATCCGAAAGGAGCGAGTTTGGTAATTCCAACGCAAAGAATTGTTAATACTTGGAATGATTTTGTTAAGGCTTATCAGTCTGATTACGGTCGTGGGTGGGTAGATTATGATTACCGTATGTCTGGCGTTTATCCGTGGTGTTGGAATTATGCCCAAAACGCAGAAGTTTCATTAATTCAGTTCTTACAAGACCACGACGAGACATATCCAAATCCTAACAGAAAGTTCTTTGAAGTTCAAAACCAATTAGGGTTATGATAGTTACCGAAACAATATTAAGAAGTATTTTTGCTCAATTACCTCCGTACACGGATATAAACGGCAATAATTTCGAAATTCGTTACGAATGGGGAGATCAGTCTGATTTGTTGTTGTTTTTAAAAACGATAAAAGGGAATAAATATCCTTTAGTATGGTTGGTTAACGGGGATCAAACGCCTGATAGATACGCTCACACGCTTAACAGAAGATGCCGATTAATTTTAGCAAAAGACAGTAAGCATGTAGAAAATAGAAACCCTATAGTTTGGGATACTGAGTTTAAAAACTGTTTAAATCCACTGCTGGAAAATGTTTATAAAGCATTAGAACGTAGCGGGGTTACAATGATTTTAAGCATAGAAAACGAACGCAGGGAGGCTAATTACACCGAAGAAGATCAGATAAAAGCAGTTGATTTCTGGAATGTGATTATTTTGGACATTACATTGCAATTTACAGAGAAATCAGACGGTACAGCACAGTGCATTAACACCATTAAATTTTAAATTATGGCGGGAGCTACAAAAAATACAGAAGTAAAAGCAGAGGAAATCGAAACGGTCGATTCCAAAGCTATAGAGGTAAAAGCCTATAAAATAAAGAAAGACATTACAGTCGATAAGCTTTACAAAAAAGGCTCTACTATCTATCTGCCTGAGGGCAAAATAAAAGAAACATTAATCTTTAATAAATTCATATAATGGCATTTGAACTATTAAACAGAGTAAATTGTAGCGGTTCTGGTGTCTTAGGCACGGGATTAGCGGGGTGCAAATTTGACATTAACAGAGTTATTGCAATTGGTTTATTGACGAAAGGATATAAATTCACGCAAGACCCTGATAAAGAGTATATGCGTGAATTACAACAAGCGGGTACGCTTATTATGTTGCAGGGAATTGTATCTTTTACGGATGCAACTGCAGATGATAACATAGTTACACGTGAGGGGTCAGGAATTAAAGTTGTTGCCGGTAAAAATCCATACGAAAAAACAGCAATGTTTGACAATGGATTGAATTTTCACAAGGCATTAACTTCTGTTTCTGGATATGAAGAGTATGATATTGTACTTTTCGATGTAAACGGATCAATGGTTGTTACTGTTGCAAAAGACGGTTCGCCTAAAGGTTTTACATTAGGTATGTTCGAAAATCAAAAGTACGGTTTTGCAAATGGAACAGACAGCAACTCGCAATCTGTATTATTCCAAATGATAAACAGAACTGAATTTGATTCTAATGCAGGATGGTACACAACAGAAGAACTAGACTTTTATCCTAGTGAATTAACAGGGGTAAATGAGGTTTTAGTAACCGTTGACCCTGCAGTAGCAGGAACTTCAATTGTCGTTAGTGCTTATTTATTAGATAAAACACATCCTGTTGAGGGGCTTTTATTCGGGGATTTTAAAGTAGTTCGTAACGGAACAGTAAGCAATCCAACGGTTGCGGTTTATAGTTCGTCTACAAAAAAATACACTTTAACCGTTCCTGCTTTTGTAGCGGCCGATGTTTTGGAAGTTTCGTTGAACGGTATTATTTTAACGCCGTTAGATGTGCTTTACAAATCAAATACAGCTACAGCAATAGCATCGTAATCAATTAATAGAAAGGGGAATTAAAGGATGTGCATTTTGTACATCCTTTTTTTGTAAATTTGTTTTATGGCAAACCGAATAAAGCAAAAAATCAGAAAGCTTGAATACCTACGCGATAATCTACAAAGCGAAGCAAATAAGATTGTCAAAAAGCATAGTCGGGATATTGTTAGGTTAAACATTAATCAAATGATTGACGGAATTGGAAGTGATGGAAAAGAATTATACAATGTTTTGCCACAATTTACGGGAACATATCGAAGAGGTTATAAAAAATCAGGTTTGTACAATTTCTTTGAAACTGGGCAATTTTTAAGAGGTATGTTTGCCGAAATTAACGGCAATGAAATTAAAATAGATAGCCGTGGAAAAGGAGACGGTGAAAAATCACTTTTCATAAACAGCTATACTAATTTATTCGGCTTAGACGATTACAGCAGAAAACTACTTCGAGATAAAATATTACCAGAATTAAGAGCTTACTTAAAAACTAAATTATGAAATTATGAAAGACGCAGACTATTTAAAATCCCAACAACAATATATTGAGGCTCAAAAAATACTGATTGAAAATTTAGAGCTGAATATTGTCAATGACAGAAATATGATTTACATACATAATAAGTCTTTATCTCTTAATTTAAATGCTTTAGAACACGAAAAAGAGCAATTGAAAAAGTATATT